CGCACGTGCCAAGTTCTTTGGCACCCTTACCGTTTAAAACGGTGAGGCATTCCGTAGCTTGATGTTGACGGCTACGGGACGTCCAGAACGCTCCAAGTGATCCTTAGAAAAGAACGGTTTATCCGATCTTTTAATAAAGAACTTGAGCAGGGCGTCATGATCATCCAATCGATTGAAAGGAGATCTAGTAGACACCACATAGCCTCTGACTAGGGGGCTATGTGTATGAGGATCCATCTTATCGGTTTGATAACCGAGGACGGACTCTCTACCTAGCACCGGAGACGATGAGCTAACCAACGGATACCTAAAAAGGATCCGTGAAAGCTTATCGTCGAGCCATTTCACAGTTTCCCAGTAACCAGCCCAATAAAGCTGGTTCCTGGTACTAACTGCAGAGATGACTTCGGTAGCGTCCTTCCGTTGTGTTGGGAGCATACGTCTAACCTTGACTATACTAACGTCATGGCCATCGTAATACTCCTTCCCGCAAGACTCTCGGAACTTTCCGTTCCAAAAGGACTTGCCTCTGTTCACTCGGGCACCGAAATGCTCGAGCGCAGCGACAACGGATTGCACGTGATCTACGGGAACGATAATATCGTCACCGTAGATGCGCACTTTGTCTCGCAAAGATAAAATATCCTTGCGAGCTAGAGGGCGATTGAGCGACTCTTCAATCCCGATGAGAACTATAGTAAGAAATACCATAGCCTCAAAAGGAAAGCAGAGTGCTGAACCCATAGACGCGAACTTAGAAAGACGGATAATTGTACTTCCGCTTTTTCTAGGTACGACAGCTCTACGTGAGCGACATGCATCGACGCCAGCATGCAAATGCCGGTGCCTTCTTGTCATCCCACGGACGAGCTGATTAGAAACGCGATCGGAAGCCTCACTCAAATCGAGTGTGGCAAGGTTACCTGAAAGGGAACCTTCTTGGGCCATCCGCTGGTTAGGCGTTTGGTCCTCGAATCCGAGAACCTTGGAAAGGAAGTCATCTTCTCCAAGAGCTCCGATAATCTCACGAAGAAGTCCCTGCTGCATATACTGCATTGCAGTGGGCTCAATCGCGATTATTCGAGGCGTTTTCTGCGTTTTAGGAACAGGAGTTACCATTACTGGTAACTCCTCTCCGGGTTCGAGGATGTCGACCTCCTCATACTTACCATAGTATGAAGGAGAAGGAAAGAGATGGTCTCCAAAGTGGAAGACCTCTTCTAACCTTTTGGTCCAAGTTCGCTGCTTAAATTTCTGGTTACCCAGAAGTTTATCAGCAGTAGAACCTGGACCATGTCGTGGTATGATTTCACCATCGTAGATCTTGCGATCTACTTTGGAGAAAACCGTACTAAAGACAGAAGCTGACATTGAGCTGAAACGTTCGAAATCAATCGACGTAAGCCCTTTATCAAACTGTCTAACATCCTGCTCACACTGGATGAATTCTTCCATGGCATTGAAAGTCCTTGCATCACTGCAAGGGATTTCAATCTTCGAGAATACCAACGTAAGTTGGCGTATAACTCGAATTGCATCCACGGAAGGTTCATCTAGCAACCGACCACTAGTGCGATCAAACACAAGATCGAGATAACCTCCGAGGAATCGGGGGAGCTCTCCTTTTCTCTTAAACGAAGAGAAAAGACTGCGATCTACCACTCCTTGGTCCAGACTTTTTTGAAAGTCTTTACCAAATTGTGGCAAGGTTATCGTTAAAAACGATAACCCTTCGTGTTTGATGCGACGATGAACTGTTCTGCAGTCCATCGCGGCGCTAGTGCAACATATGTTAGCGCATTCATTGGCTAACACATTCCAGA